TCTATGTGCCACTGGTAATTTCTTTTAATATATCCGTGACCTATTGCTGGCCTTTTTGACATTGTAGCAAACTCTGGTTGTCTAATACCTTCTTCTATAATTAATTCGTCTTTTTCGTAGTAACCGATTTGACCTTCTTCTGCTTCTTTTCTCATGTTTCTGTTAACGTGATACTTAGCTACATACAGTATAGATCCTTCACCAACTGTTCCAACGTGGACATGGCCGTATCCCCAGATGTCATCCAACTTATTAATGATGCTTCTATCAATGTTAAAGCCAATAAAATGATAATGAGCACGATCCGTTTCTGTACCATATTCACCAACCGCGTAGTAACGGAATTTCCGTTGTTTTGTTTGTCTGTATTGTTGTTCACGTAACCTCTTTATAAATTTTTGTAAATCCTCTTTTCTTAGGTTACTTTTGACTTCTCCAGTTTCGTTACTTACAAACTGAGGTAGTCTTTCATCGCTATAAGTAAGAGTAATGAAATAAGCATTTTCGCTGTCTTTAAGTTCTTGTTGTAGTCTGAACGCCCATTGGTTTCTTCTTGCACGTCTGCAATTGCCACATTTACCGCATGGTACGGTTAATCTTTTACTGGCTTTGCCTTTTGGGTTTGCATCACTCTTATCCTTTATTGAGATAGGAGTGGGGCATCGCATCAGAGTCTAATTCCACCTCTATCTATTACGTAATATTTTACTCGTTTTGTATATCCTCGTCGTCGTTTTCTGTATGCCATTTGCTTAATATTTTATTTTGTATTTTTTTTTAGTGTTTCTTCTAATAGCCAGTTTTCTATGTTATATAATAATTTTTTATCTATTACTATTTTACCCATATATTTTACTGAAATTTGTACATATTCTTCTGTAATACGTAAGTCTATATCTACATTGTTTATTATATGATCTATAAACTTTTTGATTATTCTATTTGTCATACTTTTTGTATTTAAATGGTGCATATCTTTTAAAATATGGCATTTCTGTTTTTTGTAAATCAACAGGTAATTTTTTTAAAATATCCCATAGCCATGGTTGATCTAATCTTTCAGCCATCATTGATATTCCTCTAAGAAAAATACTATCGCTTGGATTAATACCTTTTTGCCAGAATGAATTTTTTATTTGTTCGATTTTTGAACTCCATTTTGATTGATACATTTTCCAATATGAAGCTGATTCTTCATACTGTGCAGTTCCAGTTAATGCAAATTGCTGTTCAACTTTTGAGTAATAAGTATTTTCTTTTAACCAGTTATCTAAATATGTTGTTTCAATTTGTTGTTTTGTAAGATCCATTTGTTGCATACCTTGTAGTCCTGATACAGATTGTCCATATACTTCTCCTGAACTTGGTAATCCTTGATATTGTGGTAAGGTTGTTGCATTTCCGGGTGTACCTTTTCCGTACATTAAATTTGGGTTTAATCCAGCATCTTTAAACCTTTGCATCTGATTTTTTGGATTATTGTATTCATTTTGCATCTTCCACATTTCTACATTCTTATCAAATGAATATTGTGCTAATTTCTTATTTGATTTGTTTTGTAATACTTGAGATGCTCCTAATTGAAATAATTTACTACCTAATAATTTTTTTCCACCTGCTAATAGTGTTGATCCTAGTGTTTTGGTAACTGCAGGTACTGCCGCTGTTGCAGCTGGTAATACTGGTACTGGCATTTTTTACTCCATAAAAGGGGAGAGGTTTAACCCTCTTCCCCTTGTTCGTCGGTTATGGTATCTGCTACTTCTTCTCTGATAGGTTCTTCCTGCTCTGCTAGTTGAGATTCTACCGTTGCTTGTAGTGTTTCTATTTGTCTAGTAAAGTTATCTAGGTCTGTTAGATCTATATGCTTGCGAAATACTTCTGTAATTGCATCAAAGTTTTCTACATCTAAATATGATACATTTGCATCTGGTTGTATTTGTCCGCTTGCGTATTTGTCTACTAGCTCTCGTATTGTCCAGCTTTCTCCCATTACGGTCATACTTGGTTTGTCAGTTGACCATCCTTTAGGTTGCTTCTGTGCGTGTGAGTAATATGTTGCTTTTGTTTGTTTTGCCATTGTTCTGTTATATTAAACTTGGGTTTGCAAAGTAGGGCATAGGCCGTCTAGCTTTTACATCGTGATATAATTGTACCCAACATGTATCTACTTTGTCTGTTATTGCAAATACATTGGTAATACTTTCATCTTCTGGATCTACCTCATGAAATAAGTCGTTTAATGCTGGTACTCCGTCAAATTTTCGTGCCATGTGCCAATAGTGAAGCGTGTTTCTGAAGTCTCCGTGTATTGTGTTTTGGCCATACTTGTATTCTGCATATCGTTGTTGATATCCAAATGTTGGTAGTGATATTGCGTTTTGGTTTGTTGGTACTACTTCGTCGTTATCTGTTTTTGTTATTGTAGTATCGTTAACATATATCTCTACTTGTTTTACTTCTTGTTCGCCTAAATTGGCTAGCTCTGGCCAAAAGTAATCGAATTTTTCTTGTCTTAAGAAGTGACGTGGTACTCCTTGACTGTATCCAGGTTTTGGCATAATTGACATAATTCCCATGATGTAACCATGTTCTTCGATTTGTGTCTGGAATGCCATTGATTCTCCGCTACTTATAGCGTGTCCTGTCATTGTACCTTGTGGTTGGTATGATGATCCTTGTGGATTTGATGCGTCTGTTGTTGCACTAGTGTTTAATACTTCTGATATAAGTACTGGTGTTTTTCCGCCTCCTAGATATTCCGCACGTTGTAAACGTCGGTCTGAACTCTTTACTCCAAAATGTGAGTATATTGTTTCTATGTATCGGTGTCCGCCTAATGCTTGTTTTTCAAACCATCGTTGAAGGGCAGAGGCCTTTCTTAATTCGTTTATCTGAAAATCTAATGAGCTTTCTAAGTTTTTTATAAATATTCCACTTCCATTAGCATCTGTTATTTTTCTACCATTAATTTCTTGTGTTGATGCTGTTGAAGTTATATTTACACTTCCCGTTGTTGGAACATTTCCATCTGTTTTTATAGCATATGTTGGCTGTATATATTGTACATCTACTGGTACGCCAACTGGTGTTGCGTTGCGTTGTGGCCATGGTAAGGCTGATGTGAAATAATCCTTTTCGTATTTTCTATATCGTAATTTTGAATAGTTGGCTACTGATGTAAGATCGATTTCATCTTCAAAGTTTTGATCTCTGTAATAATCGTTGTAAATCTGCTGATATGCTCTAAATGGTAATTGACTTACATAAAAGCTTGATGAGATTCCTGAGCCTATATTGTCTACTGGTAATCCTAAATAATCTGCTAGTTTTCGTTGATCGTCTGATATTATACCTTGTGCATCTACTTGACCATATTCGTCTAGTCTAACGTTTACGTCATTACTATTTACGTTGTATGTTGGTACTTTTAGCTCTGTTAAGCTATTGTCTATATCTCTTTCACCAGTTATAAATTCTTCCCAATCATTCCATACTATTCTGTTAGGTACAAAGAAATAGTGCATAAATACATCTACTCTGTGCATAATTGGTGCTAACATTGGTGCGAATCGCACTAATGATTCTGTTTTTACTCTAAATTGATCTCCTGGTAATACTTCTTCGAGATAGGTGGGTACTAACTCGCCCATTCGGCATGTTAGTTTTTGTTCTCTACTTAAATCGAATGCACTCATGCGTGGTGCATCCATTTTCTGTTGTTGAAATATCTTGTTTTGTTTCATGTGATTATACTCTTTGTCTTATAATATATATTATTGTAAAGTAATTTTCGGACTTGTTCAAGTCCTTTTTTGTTTTTTTTGTTTTTTTTGACACTGCGTGTCAGTAAGCACTAATATAATCAAGTAGATTATTAGTGCTTACTTTTACGCTTCGTTCTACTCCGCTTCTGTCGCTGTCGCTGACTGCGGTTCTGCTTCGGCTGGCTGCGCTAACGCCGGCGCTGATTCCGCTGTGTTTTCTTCCGGATTTTGACCGGGATGATCTTGCAGTTGTACGCTAAAGCTTCTCTCCATATACATGTGGTAATGGGCTACTTCTCTATGCCATTTTATACTTTCTTTTAAGTATGTTACCTGTTCTTCTGGTGGCAGTTCTTCATATTTTGTAATAATTGTTTCTTGTAGTTTATCCATTATATAAATTTTGATTGGTTGTAGTTTTGATTGTCGTATCCATCTTCTATGTTGTTTAATATTGTCATACTTCCATTTATCCCTAGTTATTATTTCCTGAGCTCGCTTTCGCATCGCTCGTTGTTTTCTTCTCCATTCTAGAGTAGAGTAACTCACAATATTCGTAGAAGTCTGTTCTTGTTGCATTATCCTTTCGATATTTTTTTATCCAATATTCTCTTGGGGGGTCAAATTTAACTCTCATCAGAATAAATTTTTCTTATTAGTTTTCTGTTTATATCTACTAGCTTCGACCATAAGATTGTCGAAGATGCGTCTCTCCACGTCATCGATTCCCATTCGTTCCGCTTGTTGTTTTTGTTTTTCATACATCTCCTCCATTTGTTTCTCTGTTTTGTTTATTAAAGATTCTTTATCCAAGTCCTGAAATATTTTATCCTTATAGTATCTTGGTATTGCCTTTTTATAACCATTTTGTATTACATAGCTATTCATGTTGTCTATGTGCCACTGGTAATTTCTTTTAATATATCCGTGACCTATTGCTGGCCTTTTTGACATTGTAGCAAACTCTGGTTGTCTAATACCTTCTTCTATAATTAATTCGTCTTTTTCGTAGTAACCGA